CGACTGGGACAACATCTGTTTCATTTGGATCTAGTGGTGCGACAGTAGCGAGCTTGTCTACATTCACTGTTCCAACTGGGGTAACAAAAATAAGGCTGACATTTTCATGTGACTCCGTATATTTCTCATCGGGCACAGGGTTCATCACACTATCAATTCTTGATGGTTCAACTATTGTCGCCGCAAAAAACGTAGGTAGCTTAGCAACAAATGTGCAGGTAAATGCTGATCGAACATTTGTTATAGGTGTCACGCCTGGGGCAAGCAAGACATTTTCTATAAAGGGTAGCGTTGGCTCTGGGACAGGGAATGTTCTAGCAAGTTCAAGCTCACCAATTACCTTTATGGCAGAGACGGTAGGCTAGATTGCCTCGACTAATATAAACGCAGGAGTTGTAGAGCTCGCTGGGACGTTTAGGGTGCCCGATGAGGTAAAGCCAGCCACATTGTAGGTCTTTGAGCCAGCGGCTGGGGCTGAATTACTTACCCAGACCATAGTGACAGGAACGGTCAGGTTCTGCTGTGTAGAGCTGCCTAATGAGTTGTTGAGCTGGGCTGCCTGGAGCTGAGTGCCGCTACCGACAGTGCCATCCCATAGGCTCAAGCCATAATTACTGGCTGCGGTGCTATTGAACATGCCGTATACGTACACCGTTATCTTTATCCTTCTGCTACCGGGTGTAGTAACAGTAGTGGTAAGACCAGAAATTTGCGTTCCAGATGAAGATGTACTTGTCTTATTGCTCGTTATCTGCGCATATCCTAGTGTGATGGCGTCAGTAGCAAGCTTACTGGCCGTTACAGCACTCCCAGCCAGAGTGTCGAACTAAAAGGAGGGGTACAAATTGTACCCCTCCTTTTCTAAGTGGTGCCGACAATCAGCGTAAGCCCCACTCACGTAATCGCTTACCGCCCTTTCCGAATATACGATGCCGGCGGGTAGCGCGGTTCTTTGGTCGCGGATCGAGTGTGGCTACGGGAAGGCTAATAACAATATTCCTGGTAGGTGGCAACATCATTAATTAAGATCACTCAATTAAAGCGTGCTAGCTCGATTTTTAACCCATGTAACGATGGCATTCTTTGCAGCCGATAGTCCGGCAGTATATGCCGTGAATAGACCACCTTGCACATCAAGAGTGCTGTGGGGGGCTGTTACGGCCGTCAGGACTGCGCCACCTACTGCTTGCCAAACGGCATGCACAACCCGCTTCACGCCGTCAGGGAGGCTGTTCCATTGGTCTTTAGCTGTATCTATGATCGGCTGCAGTTTGCCACCCATTCTTTTAAAGGTGGCTACGAGTAATTGCCAAACCGTGTAGTACTCATGTGGCGGAGGCACAATGACTTTTGTCTTTGTCGGCGTAGTCGGTGCCGGCTGATCAGGCTGAACTACGGTGCCAGGTTCGGGCAATGTCGGCTCATTCGGTTCTGGAGCTGTCGGCTCCGTGGGCTCTTCTGGGGCTGCTGGTGGTGTCACAGGTTCGGTGGGCTGAGTTGGTTCAGGTTCTTCCGGTTCCGGCGCAGGAACAGGATCGGGTGCAGGTGGCGTGTAGTCGTCACAATCCAGAACATTAAACCCATCTACCTGTCCATCACGCCGGTAGTAGTCGTAACCATCCGCATGATGAACCTTATTCGTTACGACCCATATTTCGCCCTGGTTGTGTACTTCGACCGGATGTTCCGCCATGTAGTCAAAGTCATAATTCATGCCCCACAGGTTGGTCGGCTGCTTGTTCAGCTGAATCTGTTTGCCATTGGGGTAGGTTTCAACGACTTCATATTTTTGGGCTGGCGGAGTAGCTGGAGCAGCCGCTGCAGGTTGGATGACAAGCGTACCATTCACATCTTCAGTCCATCCGGCGAATGTAACGCCATATTTGCGCTCTACCTCTTCAATAGAGCTCCATTTGTCAGCAAATGGCTTGTGCGAGATAGGAGCAGACCAAATCTCCATTGAGCCGTCATCATGCACTAGACAGATGACTACATGGCCCCAGTTTTTAACGCCGGTGCCGTCGAGGTTAGCAAAATACGAAAAGTAGACGGCAAAATACACATTTTTAGGGAAATTCCTGTCGGCATGCTGAGTGCTCGAGGCGGCCCATGACTGCCAGGCACTAGGAATCTTCCTCGCTACACCAAAGGCTGTACGAACGTAGTTCATACACCAACCAAGCCAGTCTCTAAGTAATGTCCCGTTATCGTCATACATATACGGATCAAGGTTCGGGGTTACTGGTTGTTCAAACATAATTTCTCCTATGTCTTTATCGTTACGTTCTTAGCTGCGATATGCGCATCTTTATAAATCTCAAGCTGAGTGGTCAGTAATTCGACCTTGCCGCGTAACTCCGTTACTTCAATGTCTTTGGCGTGCGAAGCCTTATCCTGGGTTCTGATAATTTCCTGCAGTTTGTCGATTTTTTCGTTAAAGGACTGGCGCTCATTAGACCATTGTTTGCGCTCTTCGATCTGTTCTTCGCGTATGCGGCCAATCTCCTTACGTAGCTCGACGTAAAGTGTCTGGTAGTTGTCTACCATGGATATATTCTTTGAGCGGGCCGAGAGTCTACGCTGGCGGAACCATGCGCCTATGAAAGTAACGACTGCCCCACCTGTGGCACCAATAATTGCTGCTATTCCGTGCCCATCAGTCACTTCAAGCTCACAATCTTGCTTACTACCAAATCCATATTTTTAATTATGGCTAGGCTGAAACAGCTATAGCTTGCTTATTTAAGTGTTTTGTGGTATATATATGAACATGAAATTGAGCTTAAGAAAAGGACTTGTCATCGGTGCGGCAGCAGCAATTGTTATTGTTGGAAGCGGCATAACCGTACATGCCCTTACAAGCAATACACCTGCGCCAAAAAAGAGTGTGGCAAGTGTGCAGTCAACGACAGAAACAGAGACACCCGCGACAACGGCTCCAGTAGATACAACTGCGACACAAGCTCCCCAGCAAGCAGAAACTACTCCCGTAACACCTGCAGCACCAACGCCCGATGAGAACAAAGCAAAAATTATGGGAGTTATTACAGATTACGTTAACTCAACATATGGCCAAGGTGCCGTCTATCAGTCAACGACATGCTTCGATAGGGCGTTCACCAGCGCCAACTTGTATGGCGACTACGATTCATTGGTAAACTTCCCACTGCTCAAGCAATTCCTAGCCGGTCAGGTCGTTTTTGGCGCACCCGGCCTATGTGGGATCAACGTCAGGTCTAGCCAACCCTAGTTGGCGTCTGATAAAGACAAGCCAGACAGTCCATAGTAAACGCCGGAACAGTCACCGTACTGCCTGTCTGACTTTGGTTCGATATATAAGCATCCACGTACAGTAGACCGCCTTTGTAGTAGCTGAATAGCTCTACTTGGTACGATGGGGACGCAGAATTAGGGAAGTTTTTATAAAATGTTCCCTCCAGCATCCTATAGAATGATTCAAGACCTGTAAGTTTGACCTTTATCGAACTAATATCATCCGAATTATCAAGCGCAACCGTTGCCCTGACAGGACCGGCATAATGTCCAGCCGTCAAGCTACCTCCTGCATATGATGCGGAAAATGGCACATCTATGTCTTTGTTTGCGAATCCTGAATATTGGCCTGCGTACTGGCTCTTATTAGTGTCAATCATAGTAAATCCTATACTCAATTGTTCCTACGGTGGCTGGGGCACCGCCGAAAGTCGAACCGGCATCAACAAAAAACTGGACAGAAGATGTAGTAATTTGCGGAGTAATCTGACTGTAATTTACTAGGGTGTCATCTGGAGTTAATGGCCTGCAGACCCCCGGTGATGTGCCTTGGAAAAACCAAGCCCGCACTGTTGGTACTTTCTTAAGATCATAGTTTATGGTTGGGCCGCCAGTAGAACCGCTGGCTACGGATATCGCTACGCTATTCGCAAGTGCTATTTTTTGGTAGTTATTCTTGGTGAATAAGGACAGTTTTTGCGCTGTCTCGATTGGCGCAATTGGCTTTGCCATAACATTCTTTGCAATGGCAAAGACTTCATATTGAAAGGTATATGCATGGCTTGTTGAGTTGGAGAAGTCATACCAGCTAGTAGCCTTTATGTAGATCGCACTCGCATCTGAAGTGGCGTTACAATCTGCCGTCTGAAAAGTAGGGAAAGTGCCGGTGAGTATAGGTGTTTGCGCCCCAAAATCATTCCAGGTTGCGCCTCCATCGACCGTAAATCTTCCCCTGAAATAAACGCTATCGCCGAATGGGTGCGTCTTAGGGTCTGTTACGGATAATTTTCCTTGCGCCAGAGTCGGGGCGCCAACACTAATAGTGCCCGTAAAGTAACCAATAATCTGGTCCATCCTGTCGCCGCCGAAATATTTTAGCTTCGTTCTATCGATCATGGGGTTATCGCATCATCAATGGTGTGCCCGGGATTAGCTACCGCATGAGTGATTGAACCGTCCGGCAAGTGTCCACTCCTAGCTATTTCGCTGCCGTCATCAAGGGTTTTAATGCCTTGGCCGTCTATTACATTGAGCTCTTTGCTAGTCTCTGAATCGGTTGATACAAGTCGGTTTCGCCCCGTCTCGAGCCGTACCCTGCCGTCGAGGGTAGATATTGTGCTATTTCCAGGTTGAGTAATCTTCTTGATAATTGCCATATTTCCCCCTACGGTGCTAAAACATCCGTTCCATTTAGAGCTGATTGATCCAGAGTAAACCAATGGCGCGGTGTATATTTTCTGCAGGTCAATATCTGAGTGAACTTAGAATCTTGAGTTTTATTTGATGTGCCTATAACTCTATATTCACCCGAGTATTCTTCGTAGTCCACTTCTACAATGTCCGAGAGCTGCAGCGCTGGATTCCCCTTAACTTCCATGGTTATTATGTCGTTGTGCTCCGCGTACTCATCCAGGATGGTCAGCGCGAGGGAATCGGCCTGCGATACGGATTGAATGAAATTATTGTCTATCGAAAGCAACTGCTCTTCGTATTTCAGTACTGAATCGTCATCGTACGAATCGTAAACGACGGGCTCAACACCTATTTGTTTCGCTGGCTGCCCCCATAGATTGAGCTGGTTTATATCCACAGAGAAGCCGTTTGAGTTGCTGAATGTGATATCAAACGAGTTTGTTTTTAGCTCTGTAGACACTACGGATACCCCGGTCGAGACTTCCGTGCCATCCGGAAGCGCGGCCGTAAACCATGAAACGCTTGAATCCTGGCCGAACGTAGGGTCTTCAATAGTTAGACAGGGGTCTGAAAGCTCTGCGGAAAATACATAGGTGTCACCGGCCGGCACGACATGCAGAGTCGTATCCGAAGTAGTCTTTGAGTAAACCACCTGGAACTCCTGTACTTCGCGGACATCGGTATTTATTCGGACATGGTTAATTAGCTGTTGGTCTTCGGAAGTCTCGATATCGACAATGTTATCATGGTCAAAAATGTATATAGATTCGCTCGGCTGCTGCAGGCGCGGGCGGAACTTTATAACCCCTTGCTCGTCGAGCCATAATAGCCCCATTTCGGCCTGCATAAGCGGCCGTATGATGTCACCGGCCGTCGTTTGATCTCGCTCAAAGAATAGGAATGGTATGCGGTTTCTGCCTTTAGCCAGATCATATTGGCTTGAAGATAGCCCAAACTGGGTAAATACATTTGCCAAAACCTCATCGGTTGTGACGTTTTGCATGGCAATCGTATTCCGGATTGGCATGTCATAAATCCATGTCAGGAAATCATTGGCTGTAAACGTCGCTGTACCGTCTGTACGGCTTATTTCGGGCATTCCCTCGGTAAGACCTACGAATTGCGGCAAAACCGTGTTGGAGAAGCCCTGAAACAGCCTGACAGGGCGTTTCGGCAATATATAGCTTGCTATTGGCGAACTTGAGTTGGGCGTAAAGTACCTATCGTAGTTATTGAGCTGGAAATCAGCTATTGCAGACACTACTGAGTATGGGAAGTCCAGGCTACGCTCTATCGACACATAAATCAGGCGGTCAGTGAAATCAGTATATTTGTAAAAATCCCATGCCTGGATGGGGTTGTCATCAGCCTGTGCGAGCAAATCAGAGCCGTCCAACGTCGATTGGTCGAGGGTAAAGAATGTGGTGTCATCATCAAACTCTTTGGTAAACGCCATCATAGCGCCCCATGATATGGGACGTATGTCACCCTCTGCTAATTCATTGAATCTATCGCTGACCGTCTGCATTGCTATGAACCTAACTGCCTCGTTTCCTGGAATGAAACGGTTACGCCTGACACATTGCCGCAGTCATCGATGATGTCTTTCGGGCCCAAAGTGAACTTCACCACCAAGTCCGTGACATCTTCGCCGTCAATCGTTAGCTGCGGGTAGGTAAACTCCGATTTCATGCGCTCATAGATTGCATCCAGCAGATCGTATTCATCCTTCGATAGAAAAGCCCAGGTATGTGACCAAACGCGCTTGGTAGCCAAAAAATCATCATACACGTTACCGCTCAGCGGAGTAACGGTAGTCGTGATTTCGTTCTTTACGCGCGTCAGAGGCACTTCTAAAGGTGGAAGCTCATGTGTTCCTGCTGAATCGGTGAGATATATTGTGTAATCCATGTTAGACCCCTACTATTGCCGGTTTGCCGGTTTTTGATTTAACAGCTTCATTTATCAGTTTTGCCATTCTCTTTGCGATAGCCCGCTCATCTGATTTTGTTGATGTCATGATACCCGCAAGAGAGAGATTCACGACAACGCTCTGGCTACCGCCACCAATCTTGCTCCAGTCAGGTTGGCCGGTTGCCTGGTTGACTTGCTCCTGCGGCAAGACGTACTCACCAGCATGGACAACACCTGCAACATCATATTTGCCGCCACTGCCAGTAAAGCCACCGGTTGCAAACTCCGGCGTAACAATGGTCTGGCCTTTAACCTTTTGCACTTTGTAGTTAGTTGCGGTATCGAAGTAGATACCCTCGGCGCCAAACGCCTTATTGAATGCGTCTGCAGCATTAGTCCCGGCCGTTGAACCGGCATCCGTAAGGGTGTCGATTATATCCTGCCTCTGCTCCTGCAAAGATTGCAATTGAGCGTCGCGCTGTTTTTTGAGCGAGTCAATTTCGTCGAGCACCATAACGTTTTGGACATCTAGAACGTCCTGTCGGTGCTGTTGGAGCAAAGCTAGATCGGCGTCCAGCTCTTTCTGGTGCTCTTGGCGCTGTTCTTCGTATTGGTCCTTAGCCGATTGCGTCTGGGTATCAAACTCATCCTGGGCATCCTGGGTGCTTTGCTGGTATTGAGCGTTTTCCTGCGCCAATGCGAACTTGAGGTCGGCAACCTGCTTATTATTGGCTGCGGAGTTGTACTTGGTCAGAAAGTCGATCTGACTCTGCAAAGCCCTAACTTTTTCCTGGTGCGAGACAAGCTCATCGTTTTGGGATTTATTGAAAGAGGCGAGCCGTTCATTGTAGGAATCGTCGTACTCTTTCTTCTCATCGGCAAGGGTTTTTGTGAGCGATGCTATATCCTCGTTCTTCTGTTGGATTAGCTGAGCCAGTGAATACCGGTAATCGTCATTCGCCTGCTGCGCCTCTTCGCTAATTTTTTTCAGTTGCTTTGCGACATCTTTTGCATTGTCGGATGCGGTTGAAAGCCCAGCATCCATTTGGTTTATGCTGCCAGCGGCCGAGTCGGCAGATGTGTCGGCATCATCTAACCCTTGCGTAAGCTGATCAATGTAGCTTGAAGCGGCCACACCGGCGAGCACGCCCAGCAAGACCGTCAAACCACCGCTTGATAGTGCGCTAGCAATCGTCAGCGTCTTCATGGTAGCTATGATTGCTTTAATGCCGGAAATAATCTTCGGCACAAGAAATACGAATGCCGAGAATGTAACGAGTCCTGCGCCCCAGGATATGATTGAATCCTGCGTGCCCTTGCTCATACCACCGAGAGCGCCAATAAGGCCACCAGAGATTTCATTGATAAGGCCACCGATTGTCTGCTGTACCTCTTTCAAAACAGCATTGAGCTCGGCCTGCTTTCCGGCGTTAGTCTCGGCATATACGGCGGCATCTCCCTGAACTACGTTATTGAGCTTCTGCTGACCGATTAGTTTTGCCTGCACTCTTTCACTTGCAGATAGTTGGTCAACGTTTTTACCCATCACACTGGCGCCGTATTCAAGAATTTGGTTCCAGTTTTCAGTCTGACCAGATAAGTTGCCTATGGTAGAGTTTTCCGTGTAGAACGATTCCGCTAGGTTGCCGACTGCAGTATCGAAATCTATAGTGCTTGACCGGCCGAATGCTGCCTGGTCTTTGTACCCTTTCATCAGCTGTATGGCTTGAGGCAGACCAACGCCCGCATTAAGGAGCGTCTGTAATCCCTGTGCGGCAGTTGCTACAGTAATAAGACCGTCACTCGCCAAGTCTTGTGCAGCCTGCGTCGCAAGATTCTGGTCGTAACCGAATCTTTCAGACAGACGCGAAAGCCCCGTAAGTGAAGCCTGGTATTGATTGGCAGCCTGCACGGCGCTCCCGAATACAGAGAGAGCCTGACGTACCGTATAAATTGCTGCCGTTACAGTGCCGAATACTGCTAGAGATTTATATAAACCGCCCGAAAAATTAGAAGTCTTCTCATTGCTCCCATCAAGCATTGCATTCAGCTTATTTTGCTGCTGAGACTGGTTTTGTATAGCAACGCCGAGTGATCGTGACGCTGCCGACGCCTGCACAGACCCTTCACCATATTTTTGTATAGCTGCGGTGCTTCTATCGGTCGCGCTGGCAACTTGGTTGTTGGCCCGCTGAACGGTTAAGAACTGTTTCTGAACCTGTGGAGCATATTTTGACAATGCGGTTACAGTGTCCTGAGCCTCTTTTTTTATGGCAGCAACACGGGCTTCGGCATCAGAAGTGGCCGTGCCACCAGACGTAGAACCAGGACTACTTGAGGCTTTAGCGGCGCTCTTAGCGGCCTTTGCCTGGTTATCGTATGATTTCTGTACTAATTTGTCTGCTTCGGCGAGGGAACTCTTAAGCTGCGGCAAATCTATGATTGCATCATATTTTACAACCCCAACTGTAGTTGTTCCCGACGACATACTAGCCCTTTACTTCCGACTTTTCTGCAAAAGGTTTAATGGCATTGTCAAATGACCCTGAAGCAGAACGGAAACTATTGCCCACAACCGAACTGTGAGCTTGCTCTATAAGCTTTGCGTACCAGACTTTGCGAGCACCTTCCAACAGAACCAGCGCCTCATCCAAGGTTAGCGGCTCTTTTTTATTGGTCCCAGGCTCTACGGTATACCCCCGGCGTATTGCCATCATGGCATCCCACCCGAAGTAGTAGCCGAACTCAGCAACCATATATATCTCAGGAGAAATATCTACGCTTTTTTTTGCACGTTGTCGCGCCATACGTTCTTGCCCGCGCTTGATTGCCTTTTCAGCTTCGGCTTTGGGCATAAGGTCGAGCAATGACTTACTGCTCATTGGTAGTCACCTCTCCAGACTTATCGACTTCTTGAGCCGGAGTAACGGCAGCAGGCGCATCAACCTGTTTCTTGCGGCCGAATACCTGCTTGAACAGCTCTCCTCGCTCTTCGTTAGTAAGGGTATTCATGATAGCGTCAACAACCTTGCCGTTCTCATCATCAGAGAAGCACCGCTTAAAGGTGTCAAACTCAAATCTCTGAATATCCTCAATCTCGTCAGCGATAGCCTCAGCCCTTTTGGAAAGCTCTGCAAGCTTCCCCACGTCCCCCGGCTTGTTTGCATCAAACTTCGTAAAGTCCATGTCGCTTAGCTCGGCTACGAGTTTGCCGAGCTGCCTCGTTTTGGCCGATAGGTCTAATTCCTCACCGGCGCCAAGTTTCCTAACCCTAACAACACCGATTCCAACGATGTTAACCGTCTTAATATTCTGAATATTATTTAGTGAGATGCTTACTTCGCTCTCCATACAATCCTCCTGGATCGTCAATGCTTTCGCACAATTATTAAGGTGTTACCTATCCATAATTATGGATAGGCTGAAAGCGGTGCTATACTCGCACCATGAAGCGCGAACCACACGTTAAACCTACAAATAAGAGACTGGAAGAGTGGCAAAATAAAGTAGCTGAGCTGGAAGACTTCAAGAAGAGCGGGCAGATCGACTACAAAACGTACCAAAAAGAGAAAAGGAAGTTAGAGAAACAAAAGCCGTTATCCGGTGCTGGGCAGGTAGTCTTTGCCCTCGTAGTGCTGGCAATCATAGGTTTTATATGTTTTCGGGTATTCGGTGGCCCATCACAAAGCACTGCCAAGATTGAGGCCCACCTAGGAAGCTACCGAGTCACGAACCCAGCATCGATAACCCAGGAGTACACCGTCACAAATACTACTGACCATGCCGGCAAATCATCGTGCGATATAGAGGTATACGATTCCTCCCGAACCTACCACGGCAATGATTTTGGGTTCAAGTCACCAAATGAAATACAGCCAGGCGAATCATACGATGGTCTAGCAATGCTCACCGTGACCAATAAGGGTGCCTCATACATTACGGGCGGGGCAATAAGTTGTAAGATTGAATAAAGAAAAAGCCCCAAGATAGGGGCTTTTTAAATGCACGATCCGCGCGACTTAGCTCGTAGGCATCGGGCCGTAAACGACTTGGCCGAGCTCGTTCGGCTGCGGGTAGATGTGAATCAGTACCGAAAGGTCATCAGTAGCGTTGCGCTCACTCTTGTCCTCGAATGAAACGCGGGCAACTGGGATATTCACGTCACGGTTTTCATCATCCTCGCACTCATAGTGCAAAACTACTGGCACCGTGGCTGGCAGCGTGCAGTCGGCACCCCCAAGCACGAATGAATCACCGTCCATGTTGTCAGGCATGAAATATCGCAAGTCTGACCAGTTGTTCGGGTAGAACGCGATGTCAAACGATGGGTTGTCGAGCTGGTTGCTGGGCGTAGTGGTAGAACCGGACAGGCGGTCGCTAGTACGTAACAGCTGCGCCACATTCGCCGATACCGAGCCAAGCATAAAGCTAGGAATGACTACACTATTAATTTCGACACTAAGTTTGCCGCCCATAGGGTCGGAGCTAGTTGGAACTGACATATTATTTCTCCTTAAAGATTATTGTTCCCGTCATGCTATAGATGATTCTGTTTTGGGCATCTAAGCCGACATTGGTTATTGTTGATGGTTTGGATAACTCGACATTGGTGTAAGCCTCATCGGTTATCGGTGGAACAGCGGGCAATTCGCAGATTGTTGAGTAGTTTCGTACCAGATACTTGCGTATAGCAGTTAATTTCTGGTAGCCGTCAACATCGCTAGTGCCCCTAGCTAATAGCTCATACGACTGCGTATCTCGGCTTCCTTTGGCGACTGGGTTGCCTATATCTGCGATATAAACACCCTTTTTATCCAAAGTTAGCTTTTGAAAGAACAGATCAGTGTCTATCGTGCCAAAGCCCTCAGTCTCAAGGAGTTTCAAAAAACTTAGCGTAATCATGGTCAACGACCCATATCCACATACTTTTTAACGTTTTCTTTTGCGACGCTATCACCGGCCTTTTGCAAGTAGTTAAGCGTCTGCGGGTTCTTTTTGTTTTCAAAGTGCCGGCGCCGTGCATATGGCACAGATGCGTCACCAAACACTGCCGAATGGTGCCCGTCAGAGCCCGTTTCAACGCGCCCATCATCGCCTAGTGCGCCGCTTTCTTTTGGTGCGAGTATTGTTGCTCTCGTGACGATAACGCCAGCCATGGCCTCCTCTGCGCGTTTCAAAACGCGAGTTTCCTCGGCAAACCAAGCGCGTGAGTTTGATGTAAAGCCCCCCATTACGATTCCTCCTCGTAATCTGAATAGTCAGCATTTTGCAGAGTAAGTGTGTAATGTTCACGCTCGCCATCATCATAGTTGTCACCACCAGTGTTACCGATGATCTCGTAGTCGACTCCCGCAACCCGTACACCATTGCCTACGAACTGTATTTTGCCGGCAGTGGTGATGTCGGCAATAAAAGATTCGTCTGGATGGATGTGAAGGGCGGCGGCAGATTGACGTAGCTCCTGGTTTTGCTGCTGCACCATAGAATTGCGAAGCTTAAATACTCCCATCGCATCGTGCGTTGCAGTAATCCGGTTGCCGTACACACCACCCCTAGATACTTCTAGGAATTGGTACGAAACCTGCTCGAATACATCAAATACAGTATCCACAGTCGTGTACTCCATGCCTGGCGCATGTTTTGCCATGCCTTACGTATCCTATATTGCACATGCTGTACTTCTGAATGGTGCGAGCATTGGCATTCAGGAACGTCTGATCATCAGTCAGATCACCATAGGTAATGCGGAAGTCCTCAACTTGCTTGCTTTTGACATTATCGCCTCCGGCTACATATTTTTTGCTAGTGTTAGCAAATAATTGCGCCAGAAGCAGCTTCAGATCGCTCGGCAGCTCGTCAAAGCCCCAATATCCGGTAATGGATATGGTTTTTCCGCTGCAGCCATCCAGCACGATTGAGTTATAGTACGGGCTATTTCGCTTATCCCAGAATGCCGGGTAATAATCGGTGGTTGTAACACCATCCACGCTTACCTCGGATATTCCTGCGAATATATCGGTAAATACCGTACCATAACCCTCTCGTATGTCGAACGTCCTCGTTTCTTCCGCCGGGTCTGTACTATCATCCGGTGCGGAATCTAGCGAGATGCAAAGCAGCTCCTCAAGGCTTTCCTGTGCTATTTCAAGGTACAATTCGAGGTTACTAGCCTCCATAGAGGTTAGGGGTCGCCCTAACAGCGCTTCAAGTTGTGCTTGGTCCATCAGTTTGACCCCTTTACACCTCTATTAAGATTCACTCGCGAATTCAAGCAACTGGAAGCTTGTGTTTCGCTCAGGACGGCCATCGTACTCGATAGAAGCACGTACAGCTGAACCGTTCTGCGTGAACAGATTAAGCGCACCTTCACCGCTACCGATGGTAGCTTCGCGGCTGAATAGGTAGTCCACATCACCACGAGTTGCCAACGTGTAGTCGGGGAGGGCACCGATGACCACATCGCCATCTTCAAGCACACTCGACTGAACGACCTTGAACGTGCCCAAGGCACCGGCAGAAACTTGGTCGCCAACTACCGTAAAGACTGGGTGGTCATTTGCATCCATGGAAGTAGCAAGCAGACCCCAAGTGGTGCGGTTGGCTACGATGGTCAGAGGCAAATCACTCTTAACCTTTCCGTAAGCCTCGCCAAGTGCCCGAATTACATCACCAGAGTCATAGCTTGCAACAGACGTTACGCGGCCAGCAGTTATCAAAATTGGAACAAGGCCAGTGGCGGGGAACACTTCGCCGTCAACAGTTTCACCTTCGTAGGTCAGGATGATAGTGTCTTCGGTCAAAGCGAGTGAACGAGCGATGTAGTTAACAATGAGCGAGTACATTGCGAGCGGTGAGCGGCGCTGTACACCATCCAGCCAAGGCACAATCTTCGACCATTCGTGTGGAGCCCAGGTAACAGGAACCCATGATGGGGTGTCCACGTCCTTTTCGCCACCAAGCGAAGTTGGGGCAAATGCGGTTACGGCTTCCTCAACGAGAATCTTGAATGAGCCTGCGCCCTCAAGATCAATGCGGTTAACCAATTGACCAACGCGGCCGACGTTTAGATATGCGTTACGAATGTCGGTATCAAAGATTTGCGAACCGAACAGTTCCGTATTGGTTCCGTCGATCACCATCTTTGCATTCAACTCTTCGGTGATGCGGTTGAATTCTTTAGTGTCTTTCTTGTATGCAGCAGCGAATGCTAGTGCAACCATTTTCTTGGCTTCACGAGTCGTGACGCCCTCTTTGTTTACAGTTGCAACAGCAGGATCGGCTAGGGCCGGTGCTTCTACAACAGTATCTGCGGCAATATTTTTAGTCATATCATTTACCTTTGCGACTGGCTTATTGGTTTCAGCGGCGGTAGGTTCAGTCACTTCCTCTTCCACTGGCGTCTCTGCAACGCTTTCGACTTCCTCAGTCTCGGCAACTTCCTCGGTTGCAACAGCAGTTTCTTCTGCGGGTTTTGGAGTCTCAGGCTCCGTGGTTTCCTCGGTCTGTACTTCGGTTTCCACTTCGGATGCTTCGGCTTTAGCCACATAATCCTCTAGGGATTTGTGGACGGCTGACATAGAAAAGGCGAACTGCTCATTGGTGAGCATGGCCTTAATCTTGTCAAAGGCATTGGTGCTTGGCGCCGGTTCTTCGTCCAACTTATCCGCAAATCCGAGCTCAATAGCTTTCTCGGGCGACATCCATGTTTCTGCATCGAGCAGTGCAAAGATTTCATCCTTCGATAAACCAGTGCGTTTCTCGTAAATGGGGATGATTGTCTCTTCGAGCGCTAAAAGCATCTCGATAGCTTTCTGTAGGTCATTTGCATTCCCCGCAGCTAGCACAGACGGACGATGAATCATCATGGTAGAGCCGGGAGACATGTGAATCTCGTCACCTACCATAGCAATCACACTTGCCATTGAAGCCGCTACGCCGTCAACCCGTACAGTCTTGCGTCCTTGGTATTGCAACAGAGCATTGTAGATAGCTGCGCCCGCAAAACATTCGCCGCCAGGACTATTGATGATAATCCTGATCGGGTTTCCGCCTGCGATTGCAAGTTCCTGGCGAACCATGTCTGGAGTAAATTCATCACCCCACCAATATTCGCTAGAAATTATGCCCTCTATAATGACTTCGTAAACACCATCAGAAGCAACCTGCATAAATGGTTTCTTCATAGCACTTCCTTAATTGTTAAGTTTTAGAACACTCCCTAGCGCTCTTTATGAACTTTGCTCGTTCGGTTCTATTTACTATTGTGAAGAGGCTGAACTAACACCCTAAGCACAGGCACAGCGAGCGCACGGCATTTAGAGTTTGGGCATTTGATCTGGTCGTTAGTTTCCGTTCTGTCCGTAATGCCTAAAAATCGATCACATGATGCACAGTGCATCTCTAGCTTGCCGGTAGCGTCTTCTTTGACCACTGAGTAGGTGAGCATGCACCGGCATGTGACGTGAGCTGGTGGCCCATCTATGCCGCCGAAAAACTGCTGTTTTACCTTTACTGATATTCCCGCGTAATCCAGGCAAATAGGGCAGGCGCTTGCCTGTACAGTCCACGTCTTATACATGCCAGCACTCGGAAGCTCACCATCTAGCTGAGTCATAGCCCGTAGGCCACCAATCTCACTGATACGCCATGCTTCATTCTTGGCGAACCGTTCAACGCGGTCGGCTTGCTGGGCCGTAAAGCTTTCTAGCTCTTTCCTAGTTTCATCTGGGGTCTTACCGGCCGCTTTAGCGTCTGCGAGTAGCTTCTGAATACCCTTGTCGGTATCGCTGTTGAATCCCTGCACGACTTCGAGCATACGAGTCTGATCGTCATCGGTCATTGAACCAACAAACTTGCTTGTGCCGGATATATCTACCCCTGCAGCCAAGGCTAGGCCAATACCGTTGTTGTACTGCGTAGAGCCGCGCATAAGTAGAGCCAGCAGTAGAGTAGCCAGAATAGCCTCAGATAAATCGTTATCCTCCTGATCGGTTGAGGCTTCATCGGTTACGTTGTCAGTGGCTCGTGCAACCTGTCGGTCAATCTGAGCGTTTAGCTTCGCTTCAATGTCTTGCTCGTAAGGGACAAGTTCAGCATCAACGGATGGGTCGGGGCTTACTTCGCTTTTGGGTTTGTGCTTTTCGCTGCCTCTTTGTTTTGCGCTTTGATTGGCGCATTAGGGTCGGGTGATTTCGACACCTCATTACCCTCATCAACGTCTGGATCATCTTCGGTAACTTCGGTAACTTCTGCTACCTCCAAGTCCTCTAAATCGCCGCTGTCCATGTATGCCTTGATGGAGGTTATGGAATAGCCTTTATCGAGCCACGCTTGCACCCGCTCATCACGAATCTGGTCGCGCTGTTCTATGACATATTCTTCATCTGCAAGCTGTGGAATTACGATGTCGTAAGAGATAGCCACACCCAGGCCGCCGGTAATGCGGTTTAGCTCATGAGTGAAGCCGGTCCATATCTTTAGTGCGATAGGGTCAACAACATTCTCCATGAAGTTCTGCTGGTCGGTTCGGGCTGTAGCGTAGTTATTGTTTTCGCCAACGCCACGGATAGAAGCTGGTACGCCGTATGATGAGTCGATCTTCTTGTTGGCCTGGTCGAACAGGTCTTTAAGCGACAGTTCACGGTTTGAAACAGAATAAGGCACCCACTCGACTTGAGCCTGGGCTGGCTTGTTTGTGGCCTTGTCGATAGGGCGATGGGTGTAGATGATGTTATTGTTATTGTCTGCGCCGCGATGCTTTTCCTGCATCTTATCGACCATATCGTTGAACTCTTTTGCCGTGGCGGCCGTGATGATAAACTCACCGGATGGAACTGCGCCATTCCTGAAGAATCCTTTTTGGTACTGAGCAATGTAATCATCAATCGTAGTCCACTTACACGCCGCCTGTGTTGGCGAGAAGCCACCCGTGTTGATGCGGTATGGGTTTAATCCCCTGAGCGTAATGACCTCATCATCAGTGTATGTGGCGCTGCCTCTCTGAGTGGTGATTGTGTATGTGGTCTTACCGTCAACAGTGACGCACGCCACACCTTCCATGAAAGAAAAGCCAGCAATATTGTTTGCCGTAATCTTACCGCCAGGAACGATCTTGCCGCCCTCTTTACGCCATACGAGAATGTGCGTCTTTGGATGCACGAGGTACATAAGCGATAGAGCCTCACGGAACTCCACTGAACTGTTCAGTTTGTTTGGGTGGTAGAGTGCATTGATGACAGCGGGGGTCGTACTGACTTTCTCGCCATCCGCATTAACAGCGTATGGCCGAATCTTCATGAACTTGTTGGTTATCTTCGTTATGGAGGGGTAGGCGTTTTCGTAATCGTTTGACTTGAACTCGCCATACGTAGAACCCATCGCTATCTTATTCCAGCCTAAATCAGCCACTGTAATCATGGCTGGTTTGCCTTTTATGGCACTGACTATACCCGCTGTGTATGATTTGAGGCTCATTTCTACTAATTAGTATGTAGGGGCTGAATTAACGCACGCCGCCATACTCAAGAGGCTGCACGTTAACCGCACGCTCGTAAATAGTAGCCAGTACATCAACGCCATCATCATGCAGGTTCTTGCCACCGGCCACATACCCAAGCACCTCTGCAGCAAACTCTGGATATTTGCTAGTCCAGTTCGGCGGCATGTAGACGTTTTTGCCAACCCATGCGCTTGAAGCCAAGATGCGAGCCTCTTTGTTTGATGTTTGCGGTGTCCACGTAACGACAGTCTTGTAGTTCTGCAGCTTGTGTAGCTCACGCTCGATGTTCCGGGCGTACCCTTTACCGCCATTGTTGCTTTCAAATTCTGCTTCGGTGATGTCACCAGCGTTAATCATCTTAGCTACTTCCGGTTCAGTGATCTCAGCTTTGTCCGGTGAGTAATAAATGTCAGTGACGTAGACTTTGACCTCATCATCAGTTTTAACTTCCAGCCAGTTGATAGAACAGACATTGTCCGTACCCTCATCTGCAACGTCAGTGTTGTTGCGTTTAATAGGAACGTCAGGCAATTTGCTCCACTCATTGAACCCTTCGTAAAGCCTACCCTCGATGTCCACGGGCTGCTGGTAGTAGTTGGCTTTGAATACTTCGGGCGCCAGCGTTCTTTGAGCCTCGGCAAGCTTATCCCGACTCACAATGGTTTCATCCAGCAGCACGCCATCCTTTTCTACGGGGAAGTCGATTACATCTACATCATCGCCATAGAATTTGATGATTCTACCCGACAAGTCATTAGTGGCCCACCGCTGCATAACGAATATGAATTTATAGTTATCACCATCGGCGCGGGAAAACAGCGTGTTCCTGTACCAGCTAAAGTGATCTTCAAGTGCCTTGGCATTAAGAGCCTCGGTAGCGTTCTTGATAATGTCATCGATGATAAAGTAATCCGCCCTAGAGCCTGTCAGAGCTGATGTAGGCGACGTTGCACGATAAGACGGCTCTGCGCTTCCCTCAAGCTCCCATTTGCTCTTGGTTGCGAATCCCTGCTTGATTTTAGTGCCCGGGAATATTTCAGGGTATGGCGTGCCGCCTTTGCCGTAGTTGGTGCCTAAGATAGTGTCTCTGACCTGCGTAGAAAACATGCTTGATAAGTCGCCCGAGTTAGCGGCGCCAATGACACGGTTCCTTGGATTGCGGCCCATTAACCACATGGCTAGATTCTTGGCTGTGAATGACTTATAGAAGCCTGGCGGCAACGATAGTACTAGGTAATGCTTAGGGGAGTTATCAATGAAGTCCTGTAGCGTGTCGGCAACGAGCTTTAATATCTTGCGTTCGTCGCAATACAGGTCAGGATACAGCATTTGCTCGAAGTCCCAAAAGAAGCGGCGGGCGAGCTCCTTTCTGGCTTCTAGCTTAACCTCGTCAGGGATCATTATTTACCCGCTAGTTTTCGTAGGTCATCTACAGACAGTTGGGAGTATGGATTAATGCTCTCGCCCTTAGTCGTAACATCTAGAGTAGCGTCTGCCTTGCCAAAGGCGCGGTCGAGCATGTCGGATATTGTGCGGCTGTCGGGAAGCTTCGTAGTGATGAAGAAATAATCGTCACACGCAGACCCCTCGGCATAGTCGGCAACTTTCATGCTGCCGTCCACACCCTCATTCTCATCAAGGAAGCGCGAGATTAAATCTACGTCAGTAACAAGCTCTGGCTTGCCCCTGCGGCCCTTTGAATCGGTATGGATGACAAATAGCATCTGAGTGCCTTGTGCAAGACTAAACTGTGCATTGAATAGTCGGTCGGCATTCTTGCGGATTCTGTCTTGGTATTTTTTCTTGACCGCCATAGCATCAATGGTTGATTGGTTTAGCTTGCCCTTTGGGCGCCCGCTGCCGGGTTGGGCGCCACCTTTTTTACGACGGACAACTTCACCTACTGATTCCAGTGGCTCATCTCTGTTATTGACGATTTCAATATTATCTGTCATAAGGTTTAAAAATCTAAATACCTATCTACCTACATTTTAGGCTCGGCTGGGTATTCTCTGCCGCTGCGCCCGCATCAACTGCCGCCTACGCTTCACGACCATCAGGGGGTCTTGTGTGCCATCGTTCTCTTTGTCGTATGGTTGCAATAGGTCCACTAGAATATCTTTCTTTATCCTCGCCAAAGCTATCTTAGAGTCTCTGACCCCTAGAGAGATTATGAAATCGTCCCCGTGTTCGACCATTCCGCTAGCGAATTCTATGTTTTCGTACGTTCCGAACCGGAAGGGCTTCGAGAGCTCGGTAATAAGCCCATTTTCATCATGCCGAGCGAGATAGGTAATGTACACGAACCTGTCGTATACCATGCCGTGCTGGGGATCACGCACTTTGTTATGGACAATGCTCAAATAGCTACCGTCCTTTTGTTTGATAAGCTGCGAGCCGCCGTGTATCTCACTATCGTATGCTTCGCCGATTACTTCTCCGTCCATCCATACTTGCGTAGGGGAATAGGTGAAATCAAAGCTATCGCTCGGAACATTTGCCGGCATCCAGTTCTTCTCTACGATATTTTCGTTGGGTTTTTTGAGAGTCCTAAGATAGATTAGCTTTTTGCCTTTGATGAGATACTCAGCCATACCAGACTTCTGATATTCGACTGGCGTTACCCGGTCCACTTCAAAGCCTATAGCGTGCATACCGTCCTTGCGGGGAAACAGTCTCACGTCCTCAAGCCCTGCTATCTGTGTTTTGACCGGGGCGTTTTCCAGCTCCAGCTTGTGCAGATTCGTAATTCCCAGGGTGTCGGGGTCTACATCACCATAAACAACATCGGTCTTGGAATATACGCCATCGTCAAGGAACTTCCAATCGCTATGCCTCACGGTCGTAAAATTACAACTCCGGATTGCTATCTTTAGGTCATTCCCAATAAACTCAATGGACGGATTAAAATAATTCATCACAGGGTCGTTTATGTCCCCGTAAATGATCAACCGGCCGCCAAGCGACTGAATATCAGCTAAACCCTCACCCACACCTGATCTTGAATATGTTCGCCCCATTCGTTTTCTAGCGCTGTACATTTGTAGCCCCTCTCTTCCATAAGTTTAAAAATATCTAGGTTGGTTTTATCTTTAGCTTCGCCCTCAACCTCAGTTTCAAGATGGTAGACTTTTACGTTTCTGAGGTATTTGCCCATTCCCTGCAAGGCTTCCCACGTATAGTGTTCGATGTCTATTTTCATGATATCTATCTCTTTGTTTTGGTGGCCGAGTGATTCTATGACATCATCCAGGCGCCGGGTTTTGACCTTAATTGTCGTGTAGTCTTTTATCCATGGCTCTTTGACCCTGGAGAGATCAAGGCTGCTCGATCCGGCTATGTCCTTGGCGCCGGACACCTGCAGGAACTCTGCTTCGCCTTTTTTGTCAGATATTGCATCAGTGATTAAAGTGATGTTAGGGTAATTTTTTTTAATAGCCTCTGCGTGCGGCGGGTTGCACTCAAATAGCACGATATTCTTGTCGTTTATGCGGTCAGATATACGCTGTGCAAGCTCGTAGCCATCATTACCGTCTCTACTACCCACTTCGTAGATTAGAGGCTCTGAAACAGCCCCAAAATGCGTTGTGTACGCTTCTACTGCTGATGTAAGCCAACGGTTCATAGACCGGCCTCTTTTATCATCTGCTGTGCAATCTCGTGTGCGTATTGCGACTCTCTAAACTCCCTATATTCTTTAGCCTTACCTTTCATCCTGCGATACCTCCGATTAACCCTTAATCTTTCTAACCTTTCCCGCAGCGGGAACGTGCTACCCACTTCCTTAAACTCGTCCATGGAGTAAATAAGCTTGTTTGAATCCACCACGTCCATGACGCGGTAAGCGGTAAGCCCAGCATTATGAATACGGTTCGTCCAGTCGGCATGCTCTCCATATCCAAGCCCGAAATTAGTATCGAATCCGCCCACAACATCAAGCACGCGGCGCTCTACGTACAACATGCAGCCTCGGACGTGGTTGTACGCCACCGTTTTATCATCGCGGTAGATTTCCCTCACAATGCGCCTTTGGTTGCCTTTGTCGGTGAATATGTAAGAAAGATGGGGCGCTGGGTGCTCTACGTAGGGCTTCCACCAGTCAGGAGTAATAGGGTAAGTATCATCGTCAAATAGAAATATGTGGTCTGCTCCGGCGTTGTATGCGAGCTCCAGGCACTTATTCTTTGCCCTCGGAATACCTGCCCGCTCCTCGAATCTATAGAAATTGCCACCGATCCGAACGGGCTTGTCACTTGCGTCATCTACTACGAATAGTAT